GTTGTTCTGGAGTGTATTTTGTATAGCTCATTAATTTTCCTCAAAATAAAAAGCCCCTTCCGAAGAAGGGGATAAAACACGGAAACCAAAGGAGGGATGGGTTCCGCGTAACCAGTACAAGGAGTAGTCACTACAAATTCTTTTTTCCATTTCAGCTTCAATGTTTAAGCTACGTACTTTTCTTTCATCTGTTTCTCTGTCACCTGTCTGGTGATACTTTCTGGTAATTTTGTCTTCTGATGCGCCAAAGTCCCAAGCTTCTGATGCGTCACTACCAGGCTTAGCCGGGTCCCAAGTAGCGACAGGGATAACCTTTTCTAATTCAGCAGCAGGTTTTTTGAAGAAACTTAAAAAATGCTTATTACACAGAGAGTGTTCATGGCATTCTGCGAATGGGCTATTAGTACAACCACCTACTTCACATACATACATGCTAAATTGCTCCTATTAAGTAAAGATATCCATATACAGGTAAACCATTAAGTATATAGTAAAAATTACCACTACAAGTTGTTTACGCTCACTCATTATTTTCTACTCTGCAGCTCTTATTTGTAAATCTAATCTTGCTAAAGCATTCCATGCAGCATGTGCTGAATGCAGCAGTTTAGTCTCTTCATCAGAAAGCTCTCCAGCAGCTTCTTTCATGAGATGTCTATACATAGCATCCGTGTACCGTTTCTCGCCGTCTGGTATTTTCATCCAGCCATTTTCAGTATACTTAATTGCTCCGTATGTACCTACTTCGCTAACAGCTTGCAATGCCCTGGAAAAACCGTTTAGGACTAAACCAATTTTGTTTTTTCCTTCATCGAGTTTGGCACCTGGCCCATCTGCTGGTTTGCCATTAGGGTCTGTTTCTTTAATCACGATTATTCACCTTGTCCAAATGTTCAGCCAAAAGAAAATTACAAAGAGTCCAAGCATGGTGTTTACTAACCGCATCTAAGACAATATCTACAGCTTCTCGTGAAATGCGACAGCTGACACTGCCAGTTTTTCCGATAGTGTATTTTTTAAGCAGATATCGTTTTCTGATACGAGAAGGAGTGTGACAAGTTTCTTGATAAACTACGAAAGTACCGTTTTGGTTAGAGTAACCACCCAAGTAAAAATTTTTATCGTTATTTCTAGACATAACTTATACCGAAAAAGGAAAATGTATACCAGGATGATGCTCATAACCTCGAATAGCATAGTCTTTAATAGTAGAATTCTCTAAGTCTTCAAGAGTTTTGATACGAGGATTGATTATTAACGTAGGTAGCGGAAAAGGACTACGTTCGAGCTGGTATTGTAAATACTTAATCTGATCTTCATAGATATGAGCATTTACAATTTTATGGTAAGCGATACCAGGCTTAAGCCCAGTAATTTGAGCCATTACCAATAAGAACCAGGAAACCTGGATTTGGTTAAATCCGTGTCCAAGAGGTATATCGTCACTTCGCTGATACGAAGTAAGATATAAGACCCCATCCAAAATACTAAAAGTATGTGAGTACATGCAAGGACGTAAACAACCAGACTCAAGGTCACCAACATTCCAGTAAGTAATAATTTCACCACGATCATCTATACCTTTCTTTAAATTTTCATAAACTTTACGAAGTTGATCACATTCCGTTCGTTCACCGTTTATATCTCTATGAAGCCAACTACGCCCTTGAACACCATACACCTTACCCATATCGTCTTTACCAAGACAATAAGGACTTTTTTGCCATACTTCAGCATTAGCGTTTGCATCCCAGGTATCTGTACCTAAAGCACGGAAGTCAGCAGCATTACTGAGACCTTTAATATAGCCAAGCATTTCAGCAACAGCTTTCTTCCAGTATGCCTGTTTAGTAGTTAGCAAATGAAGTTGGTGATCTCTACAATCATAAACAAAATCAGCATTAATGACAGTTTTGCACCTTTTACCGGTGCGTTTGTTATCTACCCAGACACCTTTGCTTAATATTCTTTTGCAAAGATCCAGGTACTGCTTGCTCATTTATACTCTCTAAATGCATCCAGCTCTAGAAAATTGATAGTTTCTTCTTTACGAGAACTAAAAATTGCGTCAATATTTTCTTGTAAATTTTTAAGAAAATAGTAATCTTCTGGCAATTCATCAATAATTTCATGAGATGCTGCACCATCAGGGTGATACTTCGTTAATATAGTACGTTTATTTTCACCTTTAAGATACACAGTAGCTAAACGACTTGTAACTATACCCTGTAAAGTGCGGATATCAGACAATAGTATGTCGTTATACGCCTGTAATTTGCCATTTTCATCAAGTAGTTTAGAAGAGACACCAGTCTCATGAATGAGTTTTTCTTCTAATTCTATACTAAAAGTAGTAGCCTTTTTACTAGCTGTATAAGACGCTTTCTCAGCCACTTTTTTTAATTCCAGCGAGCTTTCCAGTTGTTTTTGCAGATCAAATACAAGCTCTACCAATTGTGTAACAGGCATTTTAGCTAAAGTTCGTTTTGTTAAATTTTTCATTTATGGCGTGTCCCAGTAATCTTCAGTTAGTTTTGCATTTTCAAGTTCTTCAAACTTGTCTAATGCTTCTTTGTGTTTCATTGTTGTTAAATTTTTATAAGTAGCAGGAGTACCACTACCTTTTTTACTATCAGCAATAGTAAATTCTTGTTCACTAAATTCAGTCATATTGTTTTTCGTCATTTTTATTTTCTTTCATGTATAGGTACAATATCAATATGTGTTAAATGGTACATTTCAGCAGTTAACAGGGCTCGTTTCAATCATCGTAAACAATGATACTGTCTTCCACCCACGGAACCTCAGTGATTAAATATCCAAGTCTGTTGACTATGTGCATTCCATTACCGAGAATAAATATGCTGGCATCCTCTCCTGCGTCGTCTTCGTCGTCGCATTCAATCCATGTCCAGATGTGATTTATATTCGCGTTACGGACGAATACCAGCTCCTCACCGTATGTTTCAAACATGCACCCATCCAAGCTTGCATTGTCGTCGATGTGATTGGTGACAGGTCGATACTTCTCGATAAACTTATCCCAATGTAGAGTTACTTCACTCATGACTCTTTTCTTTATAGGGTATTTCGTGTTGCAGGGTGAAGTTAACAGAGTATTCTTTTTTCATAATTATTTACCTTCTACTTGCCATAAATAGGCATTGCATTTTGCATGTACAGCACCAATTGTTAATCCGGTATCGTGAGAATGATGCAGATGGATTGGGTGATCAAAAAATCCTTTAGGAAACAGTTTCTTAAAGATATGCTGTTTTTGTACTTTTTTGGAAGGATTAGCATATAAAGATTTATTACAGTACCAGCATGCATCTTTTTGAATTCGTCGGTACTCTTCACGTACTGCCCACTTCTCACTATGCTTCAGATTATCGTAGTCAACAGGCAGGTTGAATTTTCGCTTATCTACTGTGGCAAACATGATTAGTTACTGTGGAAGGTGTTATCAGAGTCATACCGATAAACCTGTTCACAACTATTTTCCAAATAACAACTATCACAATTGTTAGCCAGGTAAAACGCTGAATCTTCCCGAGCATCGGTGCCGAAACACGGAAGCACTGGAGGTTCTTTAATATGAGCTTTTTTTACAGCAAATAGTGCAAAAGTTACTAGAACTGCTATAGAACCTATCCATAAAAATATTTCAAACATATGATATCTCCTAATTTTAAAATTATTGTACTCACCTATGAAACATATAGGAACATGTTGTTTTTCGTCATTTTTTCTTTCCTTTCATGTATAGGTACAATAGCAATAAAACGATAGCCATTTTTCTTTAACTCCTCAAATTGCTTTATGTCTGCCAACACCCAAAAATGCATCGATAGCAGCATCTTTAGGTTCTAATTTAATAAATAACGGTTTGGCTGTTCTGCTTGCAACAGAATTCCTGGGTTTGCTGCATTGGGCTATTTGAGTATGCTCAATTGAACAATACTTACGTCGAATATAGTTATTATTCGACTCAGGTTCTTTACGATTTTTCTTTTTATTGAAAACAATTTTTACTTCCAAGTGTCTATCACACTCAGAAAGTTCACAAAATTGTGTTTCATAATGTCTTTTGTAATCGACATCATCTACAGTAGTAATTATGTCTTTATTAAAAACAATGCCATGAGCATATTCAATTGGTTCAAGTTTTTTCTTTTTAGTCATAATTTATTCCAGATAAAAAAATAGGCTCACAATCGGAGCCTATTTTTACTTCAAAATGTTCAGTTATGTTTGTCAGTCAGGAGACCACAGCCTACCATGAATACCGGTAATACTGCTATTTTCAATTAGCTTCTGTATTTCTTTACCCTTAATAGGGCCATGAGCAGTAATGACCTTTAACACCTTTTCTGTTTTACTAATCATTAGATTTGTACCATGCCATAGGAAGTTTCCTATCGGAAACAGTTACTCTAGATTTCCACCACATAGGTACAAATATAGCTAACAGCAGTAGTGCATTACCTAGCTCTTTTAATATGTAATCATTCATTTTTGTTTACTCCTCTTATTTTTTCTATAAAATATATTTCATTGACTATTCTTTATTCTAACGCTTTTAAAGGTATACCATGCATCCATTTATGTTCTACCCCCATCATTAAAAATTCATGTCCTTATCAGTCTGCCCTCAATTTTTTAGGTGTACAGGTCTCAAGAATCGCACTATGTCCGTGTTTCATTAACACCTTAGATTCAGGAACCACTTGCATATTTTTAGTTAAACAGTAATTCCTACGAGTTCTATTGGCCAAAGTATGAGTAAGATTAAGTAAGCTCAATATTGTCTCATGTGACCATTTTTCACTCATACGTCACCTACTCGGGCATACATACTATTTTCACTTCCAAGATCCCATGTAATTGCGTTATTAACTAATGCCTGAGCAACAATTAGCACATCTTGTTTATTAAACACACCACTACGCATAACTACTCTCCAGATAACCCTGTGTGGTCACAATTACCACGATCATATTGTTGGTTATAATGAATATCACTTGCTTGAACAGCAGCAATAAGTTCCAGCACAGATAACATTAGTATTAAAACAGTCATACAAAGCAGTAATAGAAATTTACGATTTGACATAATTAACGCTCTATCAATTTACAGTAACCTTTATTGTCACTGTATGTTTTAGTTAAACTAACATTATTAGGATTAGTACATTTTGGTTTCCAGGCCATACATTTATCAGCTTCACAAGTAGGAGGTGTTCTCTGTTTACTTATTTGACATTCAAATAGTGGTCTAAAAGGACATATCAATTCTACTGCATTATTGATATTCATTATAATTCTCCTTAAGGATTATTATTAAATTGATTAGCAGCTTTGTTTGGGTGGTTCAGCTATTTTGCACCCTTGCCGAGTCTTCGGCCTCTTTTTAACCTGTAAACAACTCCAAAAATTTAAATCGTATTTCTCTGCGTCAGACGCACCTGCTGCACCATTGCATTTGCAGACAGGAGGTACAAAATATATAGTTTGCAACGACAACCTATTCGAATTAAGTACAGCATTATGGCTTCCCAGGTGGCCTAAAGGATTCTCAATCTGGTTTTAATGCTGTGTATTACAGAAGCTTGGCATAAGGGATCATCTGCATTGCCTTTTGGCTGAATCGACAGCTCTACGCTTTGAAGAACGTTCATACGCAGCGGTACACGGTTGGTTACGGTACTTGGTACTATTAGTTCCAGCACTACTTTGTAATGCTTTTAATTGTGTTATGCCGGTTACCATTATCCGGCGTATTCGCTCAAGGTTCTGTAATACGGATCTGTTACCGGTTCTGTTTTTAAGTTGTGTATTACCTTAAATACCCGCAACTAACCCTCCTGGGTTTGAGCCAACATTGAGAAATAGAGCTGCTTGGTTCACTCTAGAACAAAATATTTTCATATTTCATTCAAAAGAGTGTACGGAGTACACATTTACATAAAAAATAACCTAACAACTCATAAGAGTCATTAGGTTAATATTTAGCTTAGTGCATATGAACTGTTCAGGATGTCTTCACTTAAGTCTGAGCTGTATTTATTAATTACAGCTTCTTGACCTGAAATATCAAATAATACATTTTTGAGAATATCCATATCAGCAAGTTCTGCCATAACTTCTCTGTATATTTTGACTAATGCTCCTGCATTACAAGGATGTACTCCATAAGAATCGTGAATAGTAGTAATATCAAAGTCACACCTAAGTACAACTTCTTCCAGTACTTCGGAATCTAACCAATGACATATGTTAGCTGGTAAACTTGCATCATTACTACGAGCCATACACACCTCAAAACGTTGAGTAAACGTACTATGATCAAGTTCATCTACTTCAATTCTTGCATCAATAAAGTCTTTAACATTGTATACCACAGTATTTCTATCTAACCCTAACCAGATATACTGAGAACTGAGAGGTTCTACATAGCTATTGATAACTTCTTTAGCTACTTCAGCACCAGGAGTAATTTCTGATAATACGTTATAAAAAACTTTTAATTGAGTATCGTTAAATATCCTTTTAGGCACAGCTTTAGAATTATAATTGTGAGTCATAATTGCATCTTTAACATGTATTCGTTTTAATCCTTCACCTGTTTTAACTAATTTAATACGCAATTGAGGAGATAATTGCTTATTCATTAGCTTTACAGTATTAGTGTAAAGATCAGGTCTTTTACCAGTATTAATTAAACCACACTGCTTAGCAGTCTCTTTACAACCACTTAAGATAGCCATCATTTGATGTCCACTATTTACACTGTCTAAATGCATGATGTGGCCTGTAGGTTTACCGTTTAAGGTGTCTCTATAGGCTATTAATGCTTTACGGTATAGTAATGGTTCATCTGCATATCTAATGATTTTCCATAGTTGATCTAATGTCCTTTCATTAACCCATGTTAACCTTTTATCCCAGGTTAATTTATCTTTACCATATGTATTGGCAATATCAATCTTAAGCCAATCAAGAGGAGTAAATTTATCAGTAATATTACACATATTGTTTTTCCTTATTTGTTTCTCTTTATTATTAGCCCTCCGTTAAGAGGGCAAACAAATTACGCCCAGTACATAGCCTTCGAGAGCTTAAAGAACTCTTCGGGTGTAACAATGCTACCGTCGACGGATACATCGATTGCTATGTTGGCAGTGTATATGCCGACATAGTAATGTACCTTCACTCGCATATCTTTGAAAACACCGATATAGAATCTGCTGGTCTTGATTTGGATAAAGTCCTTGATAGGGGCTTTACGCACAATTGCTAAAAGAGATAAAAGTAGTAAACGTTGTTCATTATTCATGTTATTTCTCCTAATCTGTTATTAGTTGTTTATCGCTAAATTCAAGTAAAGAACGTTTATATTTTGTACCTTGTAAATTTACATGATAACCAAGACTATAAATTCTTCCTCTAAAGTCTTTTTTATGTACAAAATAGAACTTGTTACCAGCATTAATGAGCTTATTGCAAGTGTCTCTAGACTGTTTAACATGCAAATAAAACTGTTTAAGAGCTTTTTCCTTTAATGGTTTGGTAGGCAGTTCTTCTTGCTCAAGCATTTCTTCATTAATGCTGAAGCTAACTTGTTGTAACTGGTTAATGGCACAAGTATCTATCCAGTAATCATGTTGATTTAATCTGCCAAGTATTACTGAATCAGTAGCCGTTAGATATCCACCACGGTAACTGGTACCATCCCAATCTCTTGGGATGCATAACATTGGAGGTAAGAAAGAAGTTCTTTCAATAAACTCTAGTGCAGTAGTACTTAACGTATAATGACTTTCAATAGCTAATGTATCAGTATGATTTGTAGTAGTTGCTCTATGATGTAGAGAATACAAACCAACATTACTGCAGACAGCTATCAATTCGCTTGCAGTTTTAAGTCCTTCTAACTGATCATCAAAATCCAGATAATTACTCAATAAGGCCACTGCTTGCTGTATTGGCACAATACCTTCTAAAGGTAAAATGACAATATGCATTTCAATAGCTAAATCCAGGGTATTAAAAGGACTTAGTTGCTGAATACGAGTATTTTTGCTGTCGTAATATATCTTTGCTCTGTACTCTGCAATTGCTTCAGCCATAGGCCAAAGTAGACTATCACTACCACAATCTATATCTTTTAAGATAACGGCATGTATATTCTTTCTGCTGTACATTTCTTCAACGATTTCTTGTTCAATCTTCATCATTCTATCCCTTGCTAAAAATCAATAAAATAGCTAAGAGAGTGCTATTACACACTCTCAAAGCTTACTACTTAAAACTGCACAGGAGGTTTGTCCTTTGTATCAACGCCAATGACGTTAATGTAAGACTTAATCTTAAATTTCGCATCTTTGTTATCGATCATGCCTGTGTGAACAGGGTTTTCTAAATGCAGAGGTACTCCCCCTACCTGATGCCATTGTCCGGCAGCATCACGCACAGCGATATTAAGGAATGCATCAGCCTTTTTAAAACTATTAATTACGGCAGCACTGGTTTTCTTTTCCATGACAATATTTACCTATAGGATAAATTAACAGACATACGGGATTGCATGTCGTTTTTTGTACCATCAGCAGGCAACCAACAAGAATGGAGTCAAGAAGAGAGCAGCACAACAGGTGGTGATGTTGTGTTTTGTGTTTCAAACAGATAGCACCCACCCCAATAACGGAGTGAGTGCAAACGGAGCTAGGAACTACTGTGCTATTGCTTGTTTAACTAGCTTGAGTTCAGCTTCTGTAAGGTTGTTTTCAAGGATAGTTAAGTAAACTAGCAGGCTTTTGCTGTTGCGAGCTATTAGTTCTTCGATGTTGTTAACGATGGTGCTTAAGTGTTTATTCATGGTTGTCTCCTAATAATTATTCAATGGTACAAGCAACCAGGTGGTTGACTTATACCATTATTTAAAACTACGTTGAATACAGCTCGTAGCCATTGTAAGTTGATCCCTCTAGCTCATCAGCAATAAAGTTAAACTCTTGCTGACTTGTCCATTGGGCTATCATGGATAACGCTCTCTCATAGTCATCTTTTGGGATAACTATAAAAGTTTCTTCTTTTGTTCCTAATGGAATACACATGCTGACCTCCTAATAATTATGTAAATATGCAATTGTATCGGCTATCTGGAAGAGAATCCCAGTAGGCTTCTTGCCTTAAGCATTCTACTTCGTATTGCTCTAAATCACCCATCTTAGTCTCCAAAATTGAGCACCATACCCTAATTGGTATGATGCATTTATATTACAGCTGGTTGCTCCACCATCTCCAGAATGCTCTGGGACAGCTGTCACCATCAGGACAATCAACACCCTGACTTGATAGTGACGCGGATAAGAACGCTGCTTGATCTTTATAGTCACCACCATAATTATCAAATAGCGAGTTATCCTGTCTAGCAATATCCATAGCTTGTGCTATAGATACCTGACCAGCTACTGCCTCTACATCCATGTCCCAAATGTCAGTAACATCTGGGTTGTTAAAAGCATCCACATAGTCCTTTACGTGGTGAAGTTGTATCTTCATATGATCTCCTTTAATCAACGAAGTTAATTACAGGCTGCTTCAACAACCCGTCCAACGCAACAAGATCGTTGCTTAATGACTGGCGAATATACCAGTCCTTCAAGTCCATAAATTGCTGTTGGACTTTATTACCTGCTCCAGGCATACGAGCAATGTCGTATTGTGGAGTTAATAGAGCTGTTTTAAGGCTCCAGTTTTTCACATTGGCATGAAACCAACGGTTAGTACTAGTGAGTGCTTTACTCATTTTAGTCTCCAAGGTATGTATATTAATGTGGGTTAACTGCGTAGGAATACGGTTAACGTAGTATGTGCCAGATATTTCCTTTGTTAAGGTTATGTATCTGGTACTTCATGTTTTATACCGTCAGAATGGCACGGAGAGCCACTGTAAGCGATTATTGGGATAGAGGAAGGTGATGAGTAAGGAACAAAGTAACGTACCGTAACACCTCTTATATCTCTATCTTTGTGTGTTCTTGTGTTATTTGTGTTGAAAAAAACCCCTTACCCGAAGGTAAGAGGTAAATTTCATACTAAACCAAGACGTTTTCTTGTCTCGTTCAGTTCAGCTTCACCCTCTGCAAGACGTAAGTCTTGTAGTTGGTGAAGATTATCTACTTCCTTTTCTGCCAGTTTGACTGTCTTTTCTACGGTCTCTGCAGATACTACAAGAGTATTGGCTGTTGCACTTATGACACGCTTAAGATCTGCCCAGATACCACGATGTTGTTGTTGTTCCATGATTCACCTCCGGAGTGAATGATTTGATAGCCTAAGTGCTACCATGTTATGTACCACCAGATAGGCACACTGGTTCAAAATAAAGATAGTTATGAAGACACCCAGGGGGGGTACCTTCTCTTTTCACTTGTTCAGTGTGTAAGTAATGCCTTTATACAAAATTATAAAATTTTCAAAAAGTTGAAACTCAGCTCCCCTATAAAATTATTATTTTTGTGGGTAAACCTTTTGGTAAATTATATTTTACTTTCTGGTATACTTGTGGTTCTTTAAACAGTACAGAGACATAATATGAGTTATCAAGATATAGAGAACGAAATGCAGGAAAAAGGGTTAACTGCTCCACGGATTACGCCTGCGGATATTGAGAGTAAAATCTTTTCTGAAGAATTTATTCTGCAGCCAGCTGGTACGACGCTGACAATTTGTATTTTAATGTTGAAAAATGGTTATACGGTGACCGGTGAGAGTGCGTGTGCATCTCCTGAAAACTTTGATCAGGATATGGGTATGAAAATAGCACGGAAAAATGCTGCAGATAAAGTATGGACCCTGGAAGGTTACCTGCTGAAAGAGAAACTTTTTACCGGAGAACTGTAATGACTGATGAAAATACACAAGATATTCAGATGGACGATGAAGAACATATTTCCCACAAAATTGTAAAACGCTTACCGATGACACGGTTAGAGTATAACAATTTCCGTAAATGGGATCTGCCAGTAGATGAAAACGGAGCAGATCCTGGCTATCTGGTCGAATACCTATACGGTGGTGAGCCAAATGTTTCAGGTTTTGAAGGGTATGTTAGTTGGAGTCCTAAAAAACAATTTGATGATGGATGCACACTGGCTGCTGTTTCAGAAAAGTCGCTTAATACTGCTGATCAGGATGGTTGCCGGAAGAATGTTACGGATGTTGTAATTTTTGGTGAAGATCTTTATAAGTTGCTGAGTAAGGCCAGCTCCAAACGAGAGGGTTGGATGAAATCTTCTAAGGCGATGGAGACTCCTAATGGGTGTGTAGTTCAGGTTACCACGCAACAGAGAAATTTTGATGGTACTTATTCGCTGGCTGAAGCGTTGACGTTTGTGCCTCATGTGAAAATTATTGAGACAAAAGATGAAGATGGGGTAGTAACTGGCCGGAGGCTTATGTAATGACTCCAATACTCAGATACTTTGAATACTCCCATCTCCCAGTAGATTTGCAAAGTGTTAGCGTGACTATTTCAAAAGCTGCTCATGAGTTAGATGAGAAGCTGCCGGATGGTCCTGAGAAATCTGCAGGTTTGCGGAAATTGCTGGAAGCAAAGGATTGTTTTGTTCGTGCAGCACTGGTAAAGTAAGTGAATGAACTTATTTAATCAACATTGCCCGGAACAAAATCCATCTAGACGTGGAGGTTGTGTTGTGTAAGTAAGATTAATTTGCTGAACACCAAATAAAACCTCTACTGATTACGTCGTAGGGGTTTTTTATGTGTGGCCATAGCTCAGTTGGTAGAGCAAATGCCTGTGGCGCATACTGCCTGGGTTCGACCAATTATATCCCCGTGGACAACCGGTCAAGTCACTGGGCTTTCATCCCAGCATAGCGAGTTCGATTCTCGCCGGGGATACCATTTTTAAACCTGTTCCTTCGGGCATCGAAAGCTCAATTCTTTCCACACCCACCAATTTTTAGTTTCCCGAACGGCTGGCGGCATAGGCACAGGCGCAGCCTGGGCATATCCGGTGCCCCCCCGGGCACCAGCCAGCTTATGAGGGACAGTTTCTGGTTACTTACATAATATTACTAATTGTTCATAAAGTTAATTTATGAAGTATTATTGCCCTTATTTCTTCTTCCTCCTTCCATAAGAAAACGTGCAAAAAATACTTCATAAATTAATTTTACTCACAATTACTAATATTATTGGTTTGGCGGCACTATTGCGAGCACGTAAGAATATATAAAGAGAAATTATTTTTAGTTGCTAAGTGTTTGATTTTAAACACATTGCAATTTCCACCTGTGTTCAGGCTGGAACACATTTGTACCGCGGCTGGACCACAAACAGCAATATTGATCAGCTAAACTGGTACATTTGGTGTTTTTTGTTTAAATTATGTGGTATTATTATTGGCACATTAGCCAGGAAAGAACTATGAAAGATTATTTAGACGCAAATAGATATACGCTTACAGACAACGAAACAGGAGAAATAATGTATGTTGATAGTATTGCTAAAGAAGCTGATAAACGCTACTGGGAGAAAACGTATGCCAAAACTATAGCTGAATGCTTTGAGTTAGTTGGAAACGCACCAACTAAGGTTCTTGCACATTTTTTAAGGATTAAAGATTCTAACAATCAAATAAACGGAACTGTAAGAGAAATGGCTAAAGATATGGAAGTGTCCAAGACTACGGTGACTAGAGTAATGAGCGTATTAACAGAAGCAGGTTTTATGAAGAAACGTAGAAGCGGTTGTTATATGCTATCTCCTGACGTAATAAAGCACGGCAGTAGAGGTAAAGGAATTATGGTGTTAATGTTATGGAAAGGCTTGTAATAGCAGTATCTGATGGCAAGCAAGATGATTTAGAAAGCATTATTAAAGAGTTAGAAGTTCACGTTAACGTGCCATAAAACATATGGAGTAATCTTATGAAACTTACTAAAATTGAGGAGAAGCGGCTAATTAAAAAAGCCCATAAACTTATTGACCGAATCGAGAGCAATCTTGACCTCATTGTCAAAGCAGTTAGTTCAAAGCAACAGAAGGCAGCATAAAAAGAAAAATAAGCCAATTACAGGTACTACCTCATTTCAAGTAAGCGTCACTAGTGGTAATGAGCTTTCATATAATGAGTATTCAGATGGTGTGTCATACATACCAAGCGATGCTAACTTGGAAACAAATAAAGTTATTTCTAAATTGCAAAAATATAGTTAAGTAAGCTACACTGTTTGGATAAACTGGCTTTACTACTTAACTTTATGACCAAAAATTTACAAGAATACCTAAAATTAGCTGATTCCAAATCTGTTGATGTGCTGCTGTGGGTACTCGATAACCGCACAAATGATAATCGGCTTTATTCCACATTAGATTCCATAGCCGTTTCTTGTAACGTCACAAAAGTGACGGTTAGTAAGTTGTTTCAGAAATTATACAAAGCTGAATTTATATATAAAATACGAAACGGTCAATACCAGCTAATAAATATCGATGGCATTCTTTAAAAGAAAAGATATTGGCCGGGTGTATATCATTAAGATGGTGTTGCCTGATGGGTGTATTGTGCATAAAATTGGAATGACACACTCTAACCGGGCTACTGATCGTATGATGGAAATACTCAGGTCCTGGTTTACCAGGTACCGGTTTGTCCCATATAGTGAATTACGCCTGGATATGGAATGTAACTACCCTGGTGATCTTGAGAAACATATTCACCGGATACTGAAAAGTAAAAGATTTGAACCAGATGAGAAGGTTGAAGGAGGTACTGAGATGTTTACCGAAATCAACGAAGTACGAGTTATCCATTACCTAAGAAATTTTGATGAGGCTTCAGTAGATTCCTTAACCTCCTTGACTGATACCGATTGCAGTAATATCTGCAAACTACTAACCGGAAAGAGATAATGGGCGAAGCTAAAGCAAGTAAGACAGCAATCCTGACCAAAGACCAAATGCTCAGAGTATTGCCTAAAAGGTTAAAAGGAAATTATACAGATGCTATTTTGGATTCTGTAAATAAGTGTGCTCAGGACCAGAGCTTCAGAGAGTTCTTTAGGGATAATGTTTTAAGCTATACAAGCGTAATGCAGTCAGGAAGGTACAAATTAACTTCCTATGTCAGTGCTGTAAAATATGTCAGTCATAAACTATTGGGTGATAAGGATATAGAAGCCTACGCAAAAACCTTTCCTGATAGGTATCAAAGGATGAAAGATGAGGGCAATAGTCAAAACGTTATAGCAAGTTTTGCCAGTGCCTTTAAGAAGAATAAGCTAGTACAAGGTGTGTTTGAGCAGAGCATAATGCCTACTCACATACTAAATGCAGACCTATTCCAAAAAGCTATTAATACTCAAGCTGAACTAATGATGAATGCTAGAAGCGAGAAAGTTAGATCTGATGCGGCTAGCAGTTTAATGATGCACCTTAAACCGCCAGAAACCAAGAAAATAGAGTTAGATATAGGACTTAAGCAGGATCAAAGTCTTGCCGATTTGAGAGAAGCTACTGGGGAATTAGTTCGAATGCAAAGAAAACAGATGGAAGCCGGAAATACAAATGCATTAGAAATAGCTAACAGTACTATAATTAAAACAGTGGATTCTGATGAGCAGCAGTAAAAAATCAGTTGAAGATTATCTTAATAGTGTTGACTATAAATTTAAAAGCTATATACCTTCTGAAGCTAGTTTACATTTTATAAATTTTATAAAACTAGTTAATGGAGCAGAAGGGGAATCTAATAAGTCTCCGGTTACCCATTTTCAGTTGATGGACAATATATTTAGTGGTAAAACTAGATTAGCTGTTTTATGTCATCGCGGCTTTGCTAAATCAACACTGCTGACTACGTATCTGCCTTTGTATATAGCTGTGTTTGGAAAATTAGACAATTTTGGTGTAGTAAACTACATGTTAGCTGTTTTAGATAGTCAAGAAGGCGGTGCTAAAACTATGCGTAAGTCTTTAGAGATGACTTATAACAATAGTGAGTTTTTACAGCAATATATAGTAGACACAAGATTTACTGATACTTTTATAGAATTAGAAAATAGGGATGGGCACAGATTAGGCATAAAAATGGTTGGTGCCCAGATGTCTATTCGCGGGACAAGATTTGCTAACAATACCGGTTCTCATAGACCCGAGTTTTGTATTATGGATGATATTTTAAGCGATACTGACGCTAAATCTCCTACAGTTATAGCTAATATAGAAAATACAATACATAAAGCAGTAGATAAAGCAATGCACCCTACCAGAAACAAGATTTGCTATATTGGTACAGTATTTTCTCAGATTGATCCACTGTACAGAGTCATAGAATCTGGTAGATGGAGTCCGAGCGTTTATCCTGTATGTGAAAGATTTCCTTGTACAAAAGAAGAGTTTGTAGGTAGTTGGGAAGATAGATTTCCTTATGAGGTTGTAAAACGTATGTATGATGATGCTGTAGCAATGGGAAGAATGTCAGATTTTAATGGTGAAATGATGAATAGGGTCATGTCTGATGAAGATAGGCTTATTCAGGACAGTGATATCATGTGGTACAAGCGTGGTAATGTTATGCAAAATAAGGGACTTTTTAACTTTTACATAACCACAGATTTTGCTACAAGTGAAAAAACTAGTGCCGATTATAGTGTTATTTTTGTTTGGGCTTACAACAATAAAGGAGACTGGTTCTGGGTAGACGGAGTACTTAAAAGACAGCTAATGGATGCTAATATTGATGATTTGTTTAGACTAGCTCAGCTGTATAAACCACAGCAGACAGGTATAGAAGTTACAGGACAACAAGGAGGATTTATTCCGTGGATTAAAAATGAGATGATAACCAGGAATGTGTATTTTACTTTGGCTAGTGAGAATAATAGTAATAAAGAAGGTATAAGGCCTGTTACAAATAAGTTGCAGAGATTTAATATAGTTGTGCCATGGTTTAAAACGAAAAAAATGTATTTTCCGGAAGAGATGAAAGAAGACCCTATTATTAATGAAATTACAGAAGAATTGAGTTTGGTTAGTTTAGCAGGCATTAAAGCTAGACATGATGATGCAATAGACACTATAAGCCAATTAGGCAGTCTTGCTCCATGGAAACCTTCTGCAGAAGTAGCCAAAAAATACAATAAAGAAAGCAATATTTGGGAAGATGATTTTGAAGTTGATGATACAACTGGCATAGATTCCTATATTGTATAATACGGAAATTGGGTTATACTCAACAAAATTTTACCTATAAAGGCTATAAATGCTTCTAGCTGACTTGTTTAGCTATATATCCACATTAGACTCCTCATCTATAAATATAGGTGGAGATGATAACGGAGATATAGCCAGTAATCATTACCCAAAAGTTATCAATGCTATCAATTTAGCTATGATTGACCTTTATACGGAATTTCCTGTAAAAGTTCGTGGTATGACAATACAGTTGTATTCACATATTACGGAATATTATCTTGATAGTGACTATGCAGCTACGAATACCGAATCTACTGAAGTTTATAAATACATAACTGATACGGCTAACAATCCTTTTACGGACGATGTAATACACATAGTTACAGCATTTAATGAGGAAGGAGAAGAGTTCTATCTTAATAACGAAGAAGAATCCTTGTCCCTTTACACTCCTTCCTACGACATTCTTCAACACCCTTATCCAAGCAGTGAAAACGCAGTATTTCTTACCTACAAAGCACTTCCGACTAAAATTCCTACCAATTCCGATGTAGATACTTATAAAGTAGGCTTACCCAGGCAATTGCTGAATTTGTTGTTAGTGTATGTAAATTATAAATTACTGTCTTCTGTTAACAAGGAAGAGTCTATGGCCAAACTTAATGAATATTTAAGTCTTGTCGCTAAAGCTAAAACCAATGGCCTATTCTTATCTGATGAAGCTGCTAATACTAAGATAGAGGATTTGAAATGGGAATAAATAATAACCCGGCTAACTCAGGACAAATAGTTGATGACTATATTAATACTGCTTATGATACTGTAAAAGTTGTAGCTGACAATCTTACAGAAGTTGTGAGGGTAGCTGACTTATCTACTACGTTTCAGGCTTCCTCTACTCCTCCTACCACTAGAGCCGATGGCAATCCTTTAGAATCTGGTGATCGTTACTTTAATGAAAGCAGCACAAGCATTTATACATGGGACGCTACAGGTTTAGTCTGGATAGTTGAGGGAAGTACTAATACTACTTATGAGGCAGTTACTGTAGACGTTACTATGGCAAGTACAGGAACAATCACTCTTACAAATCCTTATGTAGTAGCTGGTGATAATAAAATAATTACGGTACAAGGAGTTATACAGTATCCAGGTACAGACTACACAGAAACTGATACCACTACTTTAGATTTTGGTGCTGGAGTACTGGTTGAAGGAGATACAATTTTTTCTATTATAGGAACTTCAGTAGCTATAAGCACTATAGATGCTGCTGCAACTACATATACTCCTGATGGAGGTATGGCTACTACCATAGCTGCTAAATTAAATTCTTTGCATTATGCTACATTAGCCGCTGTAATTGCTGATGTTAGTAATTTGCAGTCTGGATATGTTTTAGATCTTGCGGAAAGAGTAGCTGGTAGCGGAGGCGGTTTGACAGGTGATGTTATAGCGGATACAGCCGGTGCTGCTTCTATTGCTGAAGGTGGCTTCAGGCTGATGTATTTAGGCTCTGATTTAACTTTACAGTTGAGAGTCGGTGATACTGTCAATATTAAGCAGTTTGGTGCTATTGGTGATGGGGTAACAGATGATACTGATGCTATACAAGCTGCTATTGACAGTAATTTGCCTGTCATGATTAATCAAGGTGTAACAGTATTAATTACAGGAAATGTATATATTGGCAGTAATGTTATTTATGGTGGCGGAACTATATTGATAAGAGGAGATGCTAACTGGTCGCAACTTGGAACAGCATCAAGAAAGAATAATGGAGGGCTGTTAAGCAAATCTTGTGCTAATGCAGGGTACGGTTTGACAGAACAAGAGATACACATAAATGGTATAAATATTATACTAGAGCGAACAAATGCACTAGGCCCAGTAACAGCCCTGTTAATTGAGAATGCCAACGGCGGAGAAATAGAAGCTAATATAACGCCTGATGGTTCTACAATTGATGGCCCTCATTCTTTAGATTTATATGTAAATAATAAAAATATTGATATTAAAGGAAGATATTTAAGTGGAATAGCTGGCGGTACAACTGGATTAGCATCAATAAGGAATATAAGCACTGGTGGAAATGTTACTGAAAATATAAGAATACATGATGCCTATTTTTATAACTATGGTGATGATGAGCCTTTGGCTGTTTATAATGCCACTGGATTTCCTGGAGACACTATAAGAAACATCGTTATATCTAACTGTGTAATAGGTGGTGCAACTCGCGGTTTTGGATGGTTAAATAATGCTAATGATGAGTATTCAGATTTCTGTGGATGTGAAATATCAAATACAGTTATTTTTATTGATAATCTCATAGACGGTGGCTCATGTTATACCGATGAAAATGTTGGGGCTAAAGCATCTAACATAGATATTATTATAAAAACAAGCACTCATACTGGCGGTGTAGTGTCCTATGGTGTTTGGTCGCGTAATCATGACGGGCTACGCCCTTCACCAGAGTTGTCGAATTGCAGGACATCTATTTTAGCAACCCCAACATCAGATACTATGTGGGGGTATTCAGGTGTGTTAGAACTACATAACTGCTCAACATATTCTGTTACTGATGCCGGATGGAAATACTCTGTAAGAGGGATGACGGGTACAATTAATGGTGGTGAGTTTGCCTATGGTACTTCTAATGCTGTTTATGTAGCAGACAGGATAGTATCGTCTGTTTTACATGGAACAGTAAAAAATATTAAATACGGACTACAAAAGGTCTTATTTGATATAGATATGACGCTGCACGATGGTAAAACTCTTATAGAATATAATACAGAGGATACTGATAACGTTATGGTTGATCTTGATTTTAATGCGGTAATATCTGGAGCTACAACAGAGGTATTGTCAAGAGTAATATTAGGTAATAATTCAACAAGTCAAAAAACATACGCTGTAGAGTATCACTTAAATCATCAGACCGGGCTAGCCCCTACAAGTTCTGATTTCTTTAGTGCAACGTATGGCGATATAAGTAAATATGAAGTGATACGAAACTCAGCAGGAGCGGTAAGTAGATTAACAAAAGCATTAACTGTTTAAATTGTAATATGTATCAACTATTTTACAAAAAAAAATATAAACATTAACCGGCGAGATTCTGCAAAAATAAAAGGCATATAAAATGGCTAAAGAAAAATATATAAGATCAGCAGCAACTGCTGGAAATTATTTAGAAATTACATGTATAGAGGCTGGGATCTGGGATGTTGTGGTTGATACCGGCACATGGGGCTACGAGGCTTAATAACATTATGACAAGCACAATTGAAAGTCGCTTAGGCGGCTGGACTAGAGTTTAATCAAGAGGGCTGATTCCCTCCTATAACAGTAGTTTACAATAATTACTAAAAAGCATAAGAGATATTTAAAATGGTTACTAAAGTAAAAGGCAGTGTCAGGGCAGATGGCAACTATGACAATCTAGATGATGCTGTTGCAGATGCAGCTGACCTATCAATTGGTGATGTGCTGATATTAAAAGAGCGCACTAGTGGATACGGTGGTGGCGGAACATGGGATGTTATTACAGATATTGGAAACGCTTTAGCCATTGCAGACGGACAGCATAGTGTAATCACTCTAGGCGCTGATTTAAGTCTACAACTAAGACCTTCTCTAACAGTAAACGCTGCACAGTTTGGTGACATGGGCGCAGCAGATAGAACTGATACAGTTCAAGCGGCTATAGATTACGTGAAAGACTTGGCTATAGCAACGATGGGTACTAGTGGTGGGGGTGGAATAGTAAATATAAACTATGGCGTTCATCCAATAACAAAGATAACAAGACGATCAGGTGTTTCAATAATTGGTCAGGGGTCTTTTAGCACATTCTTCACAGCTTTAACATTAACCGAATCAGATCCTTATGGAATGGTAGAGATTGAGGAAGGCCCTGTTGTTGGCTCACACATGAAAGGAATTACTTTTTGCGGAGGCAATACAATTTCAGCTTTAGTGCCTGTAAATACTAATCAGTGGGGGCATTATATTCATGCAAAATGGGATGCAGGCTATACTTCTGGTGGCCTTTGGTTGTGCAATCATGAGGATGTTTATTTTAAACATTTCAATTACGGTGTATGGTCGCGAGGTGGATATACTACTGCTCACTCATCAAGACCTAACCAATTTTTAAAGTTTATTAACTGTTTTTGTCTAGTTGCGGACGGTGGTGAATCGTTAAGGCTTACAGGACAGCATGGGCAAATAGAGTTTACAGGAGGGGATTATTCAGGTCATGCAAATATAAAAGCAGCATTAGCTGTTGCTATTGACTACGATCCCGATCCCTCTACAACAGCCGATGACGCTAGCGGTTCAGGAGAGTCTACTTCAGATATTTCTGGAGTAGGTAGCGCAATAAGAACACCAGCGAACGTAGCATTTAATGGCGGGATGGCTATACAGAGATCGGGTTATGGTGTTTATGCTAGAGATTGCCAGAATATAAGCTTTGATGAAGTATGGTTTGAGTCTTTAGGTGGCGCAGTAGAGTTAAGTTCAGCAGGGTCTTTAACTATTAGTTATAGCAGGCTAGCGAATGCTGGTGACGGTGATAGATTAACTACTCCATCGACAGGAAATGGATGGCTGCTAAAACAAGGATCAACTTCGAGTATTGAATGGGGACAGGGAAATTTTGTGACAGGAACTACAGATAACTGGCTAGATCCTACTGCAAACTTAACAAATATAAGCACTTCTAAATTCAGTAGAGCGCAAGTGTCAAGCAAAGATATGATAGTAGCCGCAACACCATACGCGGTCACTGTAGGTGCTTCTGGTGACATAAACACAAAAGGGCATGATATGGTGTATGTGACATCAAACGCGAACAAAGCAGTCTTTTTGATAGATATTGATAGTTATCTAGTGCCAGGGAATGATCTGGTTATTTATGCAACAGCGGGTGCTGTGACATTTAAAAATACCGGTAATATAAGACCCCCTAGAAATGCTAACACAGTTACAATTGGTCATGGCACATACGCGACATTAAAACGAATACATAAACTGTCAGGATTTGAATGGTTTATTACATCAATACAGGATGAATATAATACAGCGGCCCCAACAAGCGGAGAGTATTATCATAAAGGAACAGTTATTAGAAACACTCTTGTATCTGCCGGTGGGTCTCCTGGCTGGATAGTGACCACAGCTGGACTAGCTGGAACAACAGCAGTATTTAAAGCACTAGCGAATGTAGCTGCCTAATTTTAATTAACCGGCGAGACTCTGCAAAAATAAAAGGCATATAAAATGGCTAAACTAAAAATAGTAAAAGACTTCTCCCAGGGAGATAGTTTTAAAATTAAAATATTACATAATCCTACTAAGGATCTTACTGGTAGTAGTATTGTATTTACGCTTAAAAAACATGAAAACTCTACTACAGATATTCTAAAAATTACGCATGCTGTAGGTGATGATGCTGATGATATTGCAACTAATGGTTTAGCTTATCTGTCAGTAGCTTCCGGAGATACAGAGAGTATTCCTGCAGGTAAGTATTTCGGTACCTTAAAAAGGATAATAGGTACGGATGTATTCACTATTATGAGAAGTGGTAAAGATAATGTAGAATTAGTTGAAGTATTTGAAAATGTGAATGCATAATCATGGGAATAGTAATACAAGAAGTAGAAGAAATTATAGTAGAGGAGGGTGATACTTCTATTACTATACAAACAGTTCCTGATGCAGCTATAGAAGGAGATTTAATTATACCTCACTCTAGGCTTACAGACTTGTCTGCTGATGACCATACACAGTATTGGTTACGTACAGACACCCTTTACAGTAATTCAGATATTAAAATTTCGTATGAAGCTAACTCAGATACTAATGCTTTTACAGATGCTTATAAAACTAAGTTAGATGGTATAGCTGCTGGAGCTAGTGCAACCCCTTCTGCTAATACTATTAAGTCATTGTACTTAAGTAATTTAGACACAAATAACTATGATGATGATGCTCAGACTGCTGTCTCTGGCCTTACGAATACAATTACAGTAACTGCTGATGGTGCTGTAGACGTTAGCAACCTGGCTGTATTTATAGATGCAACGTCTAATGATATTACCCTTACATTACCTACTGCTGCAGGAATAACAGGAACATCTATAAACTTAAAAAGAGTAGACGTGACTGTTAATACCGTTTTAATTGAAACAACCAGCACAGAGACTATAGACAGCAGTACCGGAGCTATACTGGCTACAAACCAAAATTTACTGCTAGTAAGTGATGGTACTAATTGGAGAATACTATAATGAGCTATTTAGAAAATATTTCCTATGCCTTAAAAATAGCTAAAGGAGAAATACCGGGTACTGCACAGATTAGTAAATTCGGTAGGTTAACTAATATCGATACAGTAGATACTTTCCCTAAAGACTTATGGAACGGAGATGCTGTTTACTCCGGCTTTCCTACAGGTGCTGCTGAAACTATGGAAATATTCTCTTCTGATGCTACTGATACAAGTGTAGGTACAGGTGCAAGAGAGGTTGTTGTACGGAATTTACTAGACGAAAATGGTGTACTTATGCCTGATATCACGGTAGCTCTTAATGGAACTACCCCGGTATCTTTAGGAGCACAAACATACAGCAGATGCAGTCGTGTATGGGTATCTGATGTGGGTAGTGGAGAAGCAAATGCAGGAGAAATTACGTTAAGGCATACTACAACTACAACTAATATTTTTGCTCTAATGCCCATAGGGTTTAATGCTAC